GTTTTCTTTTCTTTTTTACTACCTACTAAAACATCAACCCAATCATCACCAGATGCATTATCTTTTTCAGAATCAAAATCATGAACAACAGCTGTATTACCAGCATATTGACCACTTGTTATTTTTACTTCTTGATCACGTTCTATCTCCCATAATTCTTTATAATCCATAGCTTTAGACTTACGATTAGGGATTGATGGAGCATCTTTCCATCCTGCTGGTTTCGAATTATTAGTCTTACCAAAAGCATATTTAGTTGCTACACCTGCGCCAACTCCTGGAGTTACAGAAGCGCCAGTGCCTGTCATAGACATTTCTTGCTTTAACTTAGTAGTTAATCTTTCTTTGATTTTATCTTTAGGCGACATATTTTCTTTTTTTATCAAGTTTATCGATTGTGTAAAAAGATTAGCTTGTGATTTGAATCTATTAATACTTGATTTCAAAACATCATATAACATGTCAACACCTTTAATAATAGGTTGTAACCATCCTACATAAGATTTAAAATCAGTTAGTTTAGATAAAATTTCTCCTAAACCTTTTTCAGATACATAATTTTGTAAAAAAGTTTTAATAGCACTTGGAGCAAGTCCAGCCATTTTTTCAACTACATAATTAATCATAGCTCCAATTCCAGCAGCGGCTAAGAATTTTTTCCAGCCATCTAAATTAGTGATTTTATCAACAATGGATTTGATTTTAATGATTAAATCATTTAGACCTATTTTTTGTAAAAGAGCTGTTAATTTTTTATATGTAGTATCTTTAAAATTTTTCCAAACATCATCAGCGAAACGATTTAATGTTGTTGGGTTTGATATTACTTTACCCATAATAACAGCTAAATCTTTCCAGTCATTGATTGTAGTGATTGCCTTGCTATATTTTTCTTTAGCGTAGTCTTTAACACTATCTAAGAAAGCTTCTTGTAATAATTGCTCCTGTAAGATTCTATTTTCAATGACGTGCATCATTTAATTAATCCTTTTGATTTCTTCAGCTAGTTGCTGGTATTGAAGTAATGCTACTAAGTGTTCATCTTTTACAGATGACTTGTTAGAAATCGGTTTAATCAACGTTATAACTTCGTTTAACTTAATTTCAGTTGTCTTATCGTCAACTTGTTTAACTAAGTCACTTAATTCAGTTTTAACTTTATTAAGGTTCTCGTTGATATATGCTTTAAGGTGTTCAGGATTAGATATATTATTAATAAATTCTTTAAGTACTGACTTTTGACGCTCACTTAATGTTGAATATTTACTATTGAATTTTTCAATTAACATTCTGTAAGCTAAGATACGTACATTTTTATCTTCTTTAGCTAATACTTGTTCAACATCTGTTTCTTTATTCTCAACTAATTGTTTCTTAATGATATGTTCCATTAAAGTAAGTTTATTAAGCACTAATTGTTTAGGCTCAACAAACTTAGTTTCCATAGCTGATTCAAATAATGTATAAGCTGCGGCTAATGTTTTATAGTTATTAACTTTAGATTTGAAGAAACTTTCAAGATTGTAGTGTTTCTTAACTTCTTTAATTAAGTTATACTTTTCCTTAAGTAACGTTTCTTTATTTAATTTTTTAGCTAAATCAACTGTTGTATTTACTAATGCTTCAGCCTTACCTTCAGATAAACGTGGGGCTGTTAAAATAGTATGATAAAGTTTATGTTCTTTAGCAATTTCGCTATTGTGAAAGTATTTCTTTACAATCTTAACAGCTTTAGAATCTGTATTTGCTAACGTGTCTGATGCTATTTGACGCACTAATAGCTCAAATAAAACACCAGTGTTGCGAAATTTGTTATGTTTGATACGCATAATTTAGTATAATGATACTATCTATAAATATGTATATTATTTAATTTCGTCGCGAATATTTTTTTCATCTAATAAATCATTTTCATATAATGTTGTGCGACGATTTACTGGAAGTCCATCAAACATTCCTTTGTTCTTAAGGTATGTTTCTAATGCTAGTGGTGATCCACCTTTCCATTGAGTTTTAGCTAAGCTATCTTCTTGGTCTACACCAGCAGTACTATATGTTTTAGTTCCAATACGATCTTTACCAAATGGATTATCTTGACGATTGATATTTGATGCTGATGCTTTAGGGCGACCAACTAAATGCACAGGTTCATTAGGATCTTTTTCATTATATCCTGTTGGAACAGCGCCATCACCTCTACCCTTACCATAAGCAGTAGCTAATTGAGATGGTGTACCATATACTTGACCTGATTCATCAGGATCATTACCTTCACTTTCAATTTGAGTTAATCTGAATTTACGTTTCTTATCTTCAATAATTAAGTCACGATATTCATCATATTGGTCTTCACTGAAATGGAATAAATTATCATAAATCCATTCAGTTGGTAATAAGCTATTTTCCATGATGTTAGCTGCTAACTCAACTTTTTCTTTCATTAAGTTAACACGTTCTTGATCATAAATGATAGAAGGTGTAGTTAATGATAATTCAAAATTGGTTAATGATTCACCATCATATCCTTGAGTATATAAATGTACTAGCGCGATTTTAGTTAATTCAGACAATAATATACGTTGAATACGTTCTACTGTTCTAGCGAAACGAATATCTTCAGCGGCAAGTGTAGCTTTACCAGTTAAGTCTTTTTCATAACCCATAAACGCTTTAGGTATCTTAAGAGCAGCAAATAATTTATCTCTTAAGTAAGCAACGTCTTCAATACCGTTATAATCTAAACCTTTAGCAGTTTCAATACGAGTTGATTGGTCATTACCTCTTACAGGAATGTAAAAGTCTTCCATCATGTTCATCATATTGAACTTCAAGTTATATTGACCAGTTTGTGGATCAACAAAAGGTACTTTCTTCATTTTTTGAACGGTTTTTTGCATATGTGCCTCTACCTCATTTGGAGGAATAGCACCTACGTTCATATAGAAAATACGTTTTTCAGGAGCACGAACAATACGATGTATTAACATCGCATCTTCCATTAATATCATTTGTTTGAATATCTTACGGCCTGGCTCTAAATAACTTCTACCATAAGGTAAATAGTTAACATCACTTATTAATCTAAAGTGAGCCATTTCATAGTTTTCAAAATAAATGTCTGATGTAGATGAACCTAAAGCATATTGTGTTTGTGGGGTTGTGATACCAGATACACTTGTTGGGTCATATTTAAATCTTACATAAGTAGGATTTGTTGGATTGGTACCTTCTTCTCTGATAATTGCGTAAGCTGAGAATGGTATAACATTATATACACCAAATTTTTCAGCAATTTCTAATTTAAGATAAAAATCACCATACTTACACATATTACGAGACCAACTCCATAAGTTGAATTCAATATTCAACACATCATAGAATAAGTTGTATAATATCTTTTGAATATTTTCATCACTAGAACGAATATGAAGCATTTCACCATGCTCATTTTTTAAAGTACATTCATCCGCTATAATATCAAGCGCTGAAGCTACAATAGCATCAGTATCCATTGATTCATAATCAGTGTAAAGTTGTACTCTTAATGTTTGGTAATTATAAACGTTGTTAACGTTATAGATACCAGCGCCTGATGTTGTATAAATTTTAGTAAATCGGTCTACAAGTGCATTAGTCTGTAAAGTACCTAATGATTGTATACGATCTGTATCAATTACTCTTAACTCATCGCCGCCTACATTACGAATAACAACGTCTGAGGAGAATAACCGTTTTAGATTGTCAAATAATCCCATAGTATCTTAGTATATGTTATAAATATTTATTTAAACCAACCAACTAATATCCTCCATCTGTCCTCTTCCATTATCCATCATCCAAGGATTGTCATGAGATGGTGAGTGAGGTGAATAAAATCCGCTTGGTCCGTTATGATATGAAACCTTTCCTATACCTCCAAGTGAAGCACGTGTTAAGTCCATACCTGTTTGAGAAAATTTTAAAGCTGTGTCACGTAAGAACATACCAATACCAAAAGACATTACAAGATCATCATTGTAACCATCGTTGGCTTGCGCTTTACCATTTTTCCAAACAAATGTTCTTAATTCTTCTAATGTTCTACGTGATTGAATAATACAAGCTCTGTCTCTCATGTAAGCTTCTAATTTGGCAACTACAAGAGGTCTAGTTTTGAGTGAATTGGTAAAACCAGGGACTAAATTATTGTTACTTCTATTTAAGAAGTTTTCCATTGTTATATTAGCTGTATCTGATTTAGCTGAATAGTATAAATTTTGGTATCCTCTCTCTATTACAGTTTGAATTGTGTCCCATCCTATGTTAGCATTTTCAATTACTAACAAAGCATTGTTCCACTCAGTAGCTATAGATACAAGCATATGTCCATAGTCACGAGTACCAACTTGTCCTCTATATTCTTCTACTTGTTTAGCTTCATTTATGTCAATAACATGACAAGCTGAATAGTCTTTACCATCACCTCTAGCGACGTCAGCAACAACCATATATTGTTTAGTATAATCTGGAAATTCCCAACGCCATAAATTACCATCAAACCCACCTTTTGATATAGGATCTGATTGATATGTCTGAATGTAGAAATTTAAAATATCAGGTTCAACAACTGTATCACCTGATGTTGTAAAGTCACAGTCACATTCTTGAGCAGCATTTCTAATTCCTAAAATAGCATCTTGTTCATCTCTCCATTTTTGAGTTCGTTCAGGGTGTACTGTCCAAGGCAATTTAATAGATGTAAATCCATTTTTACCTTCTTCACCTCCAATAAATGTTCTATGAAACCAGTTACCTGTACCAAATGGAGTTGATATAGCTATACATTGACCACCAGTAGCTAGGGTTTGTTGAGCAGAGGCAAATATCTCATCAATGCCTTCAATAAATGCGGCCTCATCTAGTAATAGTAAAGATACAGCTTCAGATCGACCTGCGTCTCCAGTCGCACCAATTGCTTTAATCTGAGATCCGTTTGCTAGTTTTAAACTCAGTTTATTATTTTCTACTGCTTTTAGTTGTAACCAACTTGGTAAGTTATCATAAGCAAACTTTACTTTAGTGACCATATTTTTAGCAGTTTCCTGCTTGGTAGCGATACAAAGTATGTTTTTATCTTTGTTAAATAACATTAACCAAAGTGAATAAGCAGATACTAAGGTAGATATACCTAATTGTCTTGACTTATTTACAATACTATAACGATTCTTTTTGAATTGATGTAATACACCTTCTTGGAATGGGTATAAGTTAAATTGGATACGTCCACGTTGTGGGTGTTGTATCCAATAATATTTTTTCATAAAATAAACAGGATCAGTAGCACATTTAATGTATTCCTGTTTAATAATATCTTTAATATTCTGTTGTTGATCACTCATATACTTTGTTGTATATAAATATATAAGAAGAGCCTAACCTTACGGGGTTAGGCTCCAGAGCTATAATACAGAGACTATAGCGGGGCTTATTTTACTAACATTAAATATACTAAACCACCAGCAATTAAGCCAGCACCAATTTTAGTGAACTTGTTTTTAGCTTTTAATTTAGCGTTTTGTAATTGTAATGTATTATATTGGAATTTCCAATCTTTAATTTGTGTTTGTTGATTAGCAACCATGTTTTTATAGGTATTTTCCTTAGAAACATACTTAGCAATAACACTATCTTTAACAGTTACTTTTTCTTCTAATGTATTAATAGATGAATCTTTAAGTACTATGATTTGTTTAGCACCATCTAATTCTACTAAATCTTTAGCAGCGCTAACTAATACTGGTTGTGCTACTAATAATGGATTACTGATTGTATCTGTTGGATAACGATTATTAAATGAGGTTACTAATTCAGGATCAGAATAAGCATCAATACTATTTTTTTCTATTTCAATATACTCAACAATAGTTTTAACTTTAGCTTTTTGATGATCTATTTTATATTGTAACTCAACAGCTACTAAATCTAAAGAATCAATTTCAGCATCATCTTTAGCTATTTCTAATTGCATGCTATCAACAGCATGTACTAAACTGTCTTGTTTTGTTTTAAATTCTTCTGTTAAGCCAATATTTGATACTTTATCAAATGCTAACCATAATAATAATAAAATTAAAATGGTGGGTAAAATGTATTTTTTCATATTTTTAGATTTCATCTTCGTCATCAATATTAATAGGTTCATCATCAATACCTAAAGCCTTTAGTTCATCATCATCACTTTTTTTCTTTTTACCAGCAATTGTAGGCATTGTAGGTTCGTCTAATGCTCTAAGAAGTTGTTTAAGAACATTCTTAGTGTTTGTAGGTGTGAACTTATATTTGTCAAGATCATTTAATACTTTAACATAAGCATTATAATCATCTGCTTTTACTTTTTTAAGTTCATCTACAAGTTGTTGTATTAGTTCTGGTAGTGCTTCTTTAGCTGCTTCTTTTGATTTGATATTAGCGGCTTTAAAATCAGCACTTGACATACCTCCATCTTCAGCTTCTTTAACTACACGACCTGTTTTCATAGTTGATGTAGCGTATTTCTTAATAATCTTATCAATTAAAGATGAATTTTTATCAAAAAATTCTCCTACTTTAGAATTTAAAGGTGCTGTTTTTGGTAATTTAAGTTTAGCT